TAGAAACGTTAGTCGCCATTGTAAATCCTTAAAGTTGTACTACCAGTTTAATGTCGTCTGTACTACCGATTGTTCTTGGTTGTGCTTCAGCATTGTTGTTTATAAAATATATATCGCCACTAAATCTATCCACATCTGGTGCAACAAGCTCTGAAATAACTTTTGTATCTTCTTCATCGTTACCATACTGAATAGTCGCGCCCTGTTGGAAAGGTGTAAATCCAGTATATTCATCCTGATGATACCAAATTGTAGAATCTTCTACATAATCTACCCAAGCTTGAGCATTACTATCTCCAATGCTAATTCCAGTAATTAAAACATTATCAGTAAAGTCTGTACCAGAAATAAATCTTTCTGTAACTACCATCTTTTTCATTAGTCTTCCACTTGTAGCAGTAAACTTATTGCCATTAGCACTATCATATGGGTTTTTCCATAATGCAATTTGTCTATAATCTTGTCCTCCAGTAATCCAATCATCGTTGACTGAACCCTCTGGCTTAATATGGAACATCATAGAAGTTGAACGAAGATCTTCACGAGCATCTGCACCCAATCCATTCCAATGAGCAAATACTGGTAGTACACTAGCATTCACGCCAGTAGATGATGTTACATTTACTACAGCTTGATTATAACCACTTCCAAAAAAGTTTAGAAGATCCAGTGTTCCTGCGCTTTCACCAACCTCAACAGCTGTGATAGCACCTGCTGAAATAACTGGATAAGCTGTAGCGCCGGATCCATCTCCTTCAATTGCAATTGTTGTTGATGCGCTGTCATAACCTGATCCACCATTCACAACTCTATATCCAATAATTTGACCTGGAACAGCAGCATTTTGAACGGCATATTGCGGTGCATCCGGGTCTGTTGGTAAAGCTGAATCAACAAACTTTACAGGCATATAGTTAGAAGTTAAGAAATTATTATTGTCTGTAACTGAAATAGTATACAAGAATTTCCATACATATCCATCTGTCTCAATAGGTAGAGTTGTATCAGTATGGTTTGGTTTAACTGTAGAAACTTGAACAGCACCTAAAGCATTCTTACCATTTCGAATGCAAACATAAACATTGTTATCTTCAGTTTTCATGTAGTATGAAGTTGCTGGTTGACCTGTAATGTTATCATTGTATTGGGAATACTGAGTGTTTTGAGTCCAGTTACGAATAGGAACAACAAATGAAAATGCTTCAATTGCTTTGATTGATTGAGCATTATATCTAAAAACTCTCTCATTTCTTTCAGAATGAGTAGGAGTAGGTGGGTTATCAGTACTATTTTGTGGAGACCACAACTGAGAGCGGCCAATACCAATATAGTAGTAATTGTCCGAGTCACCTTTCTTTAGACCCTCTGCTTCATCATAAAGCTGAGTCAAAAACAATCTTTTGATTTTGTCTGTGATTATCGCCGTCATTTGTTTTTCCTATTATGGTGGCGGAGCAATGCCGCCAGTAATTTCATAACCTTCACCACCTGTTACGAACCAATTAGATCCGTCCCAAACTAATGTGACAGTTTCATACTCAATTAAGTCAATCGTTGGATATGCTGTTCCTGTAATATCCACACCTTGAGCAAAACTACTAGGATAGATTTTTTGAGTTCCTGTACCATTCTGTCTAAGAATGTATAAAACTGTACCCTCTTCCCAGCTTTCTAAATCTTGAATAGCAATTGCTGAACCTGCTGTTCCAGTAATTTTTATAATACTAGAAGTAATATTTGTACCTGTTGGACCTAATACACTACCAGCAGTAATTGATTGCGAGTTTGTTGCAAACTTGTTAATGCGAACTGGGCCTGTTCCTTTACCAGTAATATTTAAAGGAATACTAGTATCAATACCTAAAACATCAATTGTAGGTGGTGTTCCTGTACCACCTGTATATGATCCAACTTTAATTCTGTTTCTAGTACTTGTAGTATCAGTAAATGAAATAACAGGATTGCCACTAGAATCAGCTAGCCACTCTTCAATATTTGGCCTAGATAAAGAAGGAACGCTAAATGTTTTATTCGTCAATGTCTGGGTATCATTAATGCCTACCAAAGCACTAGTAGGAATTGCAATTTGTGAAGCACTGCCGTCAATTTTACCTGCTGAATTAGAAACAACAAAACTAGACGCCACATAACCATCAATTACATTACTATCAAGACTAATTGTTTTATTGGTTAGCGTCTGAGTTGCAGCATTTAATGTAACTGTACCTGAGTTATCTGGAAATGTAATAGCTACTAATGAAGAAGGATCAACAGCACCAATTTTTGTTCTAAATGATGTACCGAGAATGTCTAAACCACTATCAGTTAGTTGTGAAACGTTAGATGCACCAACTGCATCACCACCTAATAGGTTGTAAAGCTCTACGAAGTTTTCATTAATTTTATTACCAGCAATTCGAAGCGTGTCGCCTGTGCCGTCATTAGCTATCGTGCCGGTATTAATTGTTTGTCTAGCCATGCTTCATCTCTTAAATTTAATAATTGTATTTATACATGCCCGAAGGGATAATGTGCAGAATCAGCCGAATTCTCTGAATCAAACAGTGTTCTGTATTTCTCTTTATCAAATGTCTCGCTGTGTAGTAAGCTGACACCAGAATCTTGACTAAACTCGTATGGACGAACATCACTATCATCAAATGTAATTGAAGTTGGTGATACTAGTTCTCTAATTGAGTATGGCAATGTACTATCAATACTAATTTCACCTGTATTTAGATAGTGTAGATTTTTGCTAGATCTAATCATACCTGTTGTACCATCTCCCTCTTGGATCAATGTAATGTCAACATTACCTTGTAGATTACCAATACCTGTAAACTGACCAGAGAATGTAGATCTGATAGGAATACCTGGTCCAGACTCTCTATAGCTTCTTACTACGTTATCATTTACTAATTCTAGTACTAATTCACCAGCGATATGCGCGCCTGCAGGATGTACAAATAGTTTATAAGTTTCTAACCATTTTGTAATTGGAATACCAGATTTAATCAATATTGACATAACCTGATAACGAGCATCATCTGTCAAGAATCTTCTAGATTCAGGACCTAATGTAGACGCTTCAGCTTTTACCTGCTGACCTGCGCTATTAATGCTATCTAAATCATAATCAATTTCTGGGCCAACTTTAAAAATATTTTCTTTTGGATATATGACTTGCGGGTCAATTCCATAAAAACCTCTGAAAAACTGCTCAATAGAATATTTAGTACCCTTAGATCTATATAAGAAATTACTAAACTTTAGAGCTTCTCTTTTATTTAAGAATCCGCCAAAATAAGCTTGACCCAAAAGTAATTCATCTTCTAAATAGGGTAATAGATTACCTGGCACTTGCCCAGCATCTCTATTTCTGTATAATTTTTGAATTTGATTTGATGGATTACCAGAATCATCCATCCATTCATAATAAGCATCAAATAACTGAATTAAATTAGGAAAGTCATCACCAAAATATTCTGGTAAAGCTCCTGCAATCTCAGGTCTTTGAAGGTTTAGTAACCTTCTATTGTTATCTAATTCTGTTTTGTCTTTATGGTATGACATTAATTTGACGCGTCTGTAATTACTGGTGTTACATTAGATCTATTCGGATCGTATACAATTCTTTCATTTCTTGTAGGATCAATAACACTTTGGTTAGCTGGAACTGCTGATATTTTAATTTGTGTTTCACCACCTGATATAGCAGTCGGCAAGAAATAGTTAATTGTAACTGAACCTGTTGCTGCATCATAGTTGCCAACGTCATCTAATACCACTGTACCACCAGCAGAAGCTACAACTTGTAGCGTTGAAGTTCCTAGTTTATTTTTGATCACGCAATTTTGTGCTTTATATGTAAATTCACTAGACACAACAGAATATGTATCATCGTCTGGGACAGCTATAGCTACAGGGAATAGTAGTCTCTGACTCACATTATTTTTAACAGCTGTAAATGTGCTTACAAGCTCTGATAAGTTATTATTTGTCAAGTTTCTATTAATCATATAAGAACCCGCTGCTACAAAGGCATTTTGTGCAATAAGTGACACAATGTCATTTACTTGATCATTATTCAATGTAGTGCTAGCTACACCTCTAACAGTTTTTACTAGTGAAGGAGCAGTAGGAGTAAACCTCTGCTGCATTCTAATATTTGCTCTTGATGATAAAACAGCAGGACTAGAAGCGTCAATATCTGTCAATAAGTTTGATCTTCTAAACGCTTGATTAAAGTTGCCAGTATTTACATCAAAATAACTTTGTATTACGTTCGATATATTGTTTTTAACAGCATTGATTGTTAAATCTGTTAGCTTAGGATTAAACTGGAAGAACGTATCAACTTCAACATAAGTTGTAATAGGATCCACAAATCTTAAATTAAATGATACAATAGCAAGTTGTTTTGCTAGTTCTAAAATTTCATTTCTTGTAGCTGTTTGAGTTTCAGCAGATACTGTATCCTCAAACAATATTGATGTAAAGACAGCCCCAAATTCAGGTTCTAGTGCATCTTGACCACCCCATGAAACAATATCTTTAATGAGTGTAGAATAGTTTCTTAAAATAAGTGATGAATAATCAGCTGCTGTTACCATTCTATTCTGTGCAGCATATTGATATGGTGCATTTTTACGAATTGATTCTATTGATTCTTTATCTTTACCGCCAACCGAATTAGCAAGAGTGGTAATTGTTAATGATTCGTTTATATTACCAAATGAAAACTCATTATTAGCTGTAAAAGTGGTAGCGCCGTTTGCTGATTCACCTTTAGTTGATAGATATTCTACCTCAATTCTACTACCAGCAGCAGGAGCAACACCAAATGTCGTTCCATCGCCAAATGATAATTCAAAAATTCCATTCGGAGCTTCTTTTAAAATATAAACAGTTGAGTTTGCATTAATAGTTGTAGCATTTAGAATATTTTGATAAGCTATAAATGCTGTTGATGTAGCACTTGCATATACTTTTACAGAAACTGTATCAGCATCAATTGTAGAATCAGGTATTACATAAACTGGATTATCTTCATATTCGCCAACTAAAAACGTTTTTGTCTTCAGAGTGCCTTCATAAATCGGTATTTGATTTGATCCACTAGCTGTTTGAAACTCATAATAACCTGAACCATTATCATTAGCATAGAACGTTTCAGTTGTTTGAAATGTATAACTTACATCATCTACTTCAGTACTAAATTTAGTATAAGCAGGTAAAGAAACAATAGTAGGTCTGGCGCCTGTAGTCGTAGAAAAAGAAACCTTAACTTTGGCTTGTGAAGCAGTGTCAGTATCTGGTACATAACCAATACCTTCTGCTAATGAAACCATAGACGAACGTAATTGAGCAGTAGGTAAATATGATTCATTTAAAGCAAAGTTAGCAATAAGAGCATTAATGTGAGTATTATATGCCAACACATCTAAAATATTTGATAGACCTGATGCTTCAAAATTATAATCTGAAAACTCATCTTTATTTGCAAGATAGGTTTTTAAATTACTTTTGATATTTTCAAAGTCTAAAGCTGTGGATCTAATTGTTGTTGCCATTTATCTCAACCTTGATATTGATGTTGTAAATGAGATAACCTCATCAGTATTTACTACTTGATAATCAATCGTAACACTTACTGAGTTTTGGTCCTGATTAGCTGTAACATCTAAACCAACTACTTTTGCTCTCGGTTCAAATGCACTAATTGTTCTCATTATTTGTTCAGCCATTTCTTCTTCTGTATCGTCATCAGCTAATTCAAATAGCATTGCTCTTAAATTTGCACCATAGTTTGGTAGAAACGGCTTCTCCATAAAGTTAGTTTGTATTAAATTTTTTAAAGCTTGAGTTACGGCTGCAGCGTCTTTTTTAAGATATAAATCACCATTAGGTTTTGCAGTAAATGATAAATCAATATCACGATATAATTTAGCACGGCTAGTAATAATTGTACTAGCTGACTGAGTTCCGTCCTGCTTTGATAATACTCTTGTTGTCGCCATAGTTAAACTCTTTTACCATTATTTATATGTTAATTCAGGCTATAGGAAAACCATTTTTACCAAGGGCCTGATGTGCCCATGGATAACGATATAATGTAGTTCTGCTATAATTATCACCCCAGGCAGCTTTTGTATTTGTTCTAATATCAAAATGAACGCCATTAAATGAACTTGTTCCACCTCGATCACGTTTTCTATAAATTCCAATACCAGTAATTCCATTGGCTATAGCTATAGCAATAAGTCTTTCTGTATCAGCATCGCTAAACGGAGTTAGAATATCAACAGCCTCTCTCGTAACATGCTTACTCTTACTACCAACACCGGCACTACTGTTACTCGGTCTTCTACCGCTTGTTATTTCAAGGGGTTGTCCAAATGCCTTAGCAATAGCAACAATTTTGTTATAAAGTTCAGGCTTGATATCTTTATTAAAATCGCTTAAACCGCCTCTAAACAATACCCATTCACTCCCGCCTGGTGTGAATTCAAAATTTGTATTATCTCTTTTATACGGTAATACCTCTACTAATTCACCTTGAGACAGTTTATTTGTATTAAATTCTGTAAACACTTCTCTTTTAAACGTGCCTTTAAAATCATCATCAATTTCAGGCATTGTAATAATTAATCTGCCTGAAACAATAGGTACTCCATAAGAATCACATTCAATGGTATCATATGATAATATTAATTGGTCGAAATAAGCAGTATCTTTTAAATAAGATGCTATATCGAACAACCTATTATTTGATTGTACGCCGTTAGCATTAACAGCTTTATAAACAACTGCTCTACCTTTTGTTTTTAAATCATTTATAGTTCCTGCAGTTACTGTCTCTGAATTACCAGGTTTATAAAGTCCTTCAGTTACTTCTAATGTTACTCCATCAAACTCATCTTGATTCTCTTGAATCTTTTTAAGAATTATACCCTGTAAATATAGATGCTTAACTATATTAATTTTTACATTTTGATCTCTAATATGCTTGATATTAGCAGAATCATCAGAACCTAAAAATTTGGATAACGACAGACCTGGCATAATTTTTGTTTTAGCAGTAATTTCTTCATTCGAACCATAATTCATTGGATTATATAATGGATCTGGCAAAAACTGTTTAACAGCATTTCTTGGTATATACACAACATTATTGGTAGATACTCTAGCATTTGCCCCGCCTGGTGGAACATATGATGTACTTTCACCATCAACTATTCTACCTATTCCTGGAGGTGTAGGAGTATTATAATCTTCACAAAGATTACCTTCTGAAATTAAATTACCAATAAGTGTAGAATTATTTCTATTAGCACTATCTCTTAATTTAGATCTTACTGAAACAGGCGTCATTGTTCTAGATGATACGCCACTATATCTTTCTGCTTTATCAATAAAGTTTTTAAGATAATTACCGATGTCTATTTTAACTTTACGAATACCACCCGCAGCTTTTTGTAGGTATGTAAGAACATTTGTTGCAGTCGGTAATACTATAGTCGGCGTTGCTGTATTTGTAATAGACCAGCCAGGATTTGAACCAGTATCGCCATGATAATCACTATAAGATTGAGATCTTGTTATACCAGAAGTAATAGCTTCATTAGCTCTACCATCTAAATCACCATGAAATGTTGGAGCAGTAACACCTTCATCAAATATAGCACCGTTACCAACATAATTGACCGAGGTTCCACCAATTGTACCAGACCCTCCTTGTACTGTCAAATCTTGAGCAGACATAGTTACATTATCTGATGCAATATTAATATAATCTTCAGAAGTAATATTAATATTTCCACTAGCAAATGAACCAATATTTCCATTAACATTATGGGTAACATCACCTTTTACATTGTATTGATGCCCACCTAAGATAGTATCAGTCTGACTTTGAGTTACAAAGTTTGCTACATTACCTACAACCGATGTTGTTACACCCTTATAAACTTCTTTTTTCTCAGCACCACCAATAGTTTCATTTTTATTATTCTTAATATCTAAGTTAAATTCATTACATTCGACATTAAACTCGCCTGTAACTTTCATATCTAAGTTACCTTGATAATTTAATTGAGCATCACCAACTATAGTAATATATTGATTACCACCTGTAACTTCAATTCTATTATTAAGAGCACTGATTGAAACACTACCATCTACACCTAATTCTATACCAGCACCGTCAGCGTGTTTAATTAATATCCGCTCATTTCCTGGTGTGTCATCTACTTCCCAAATGTGACCAGTAATAGACTCAGACACTTGGTTATAAGGATAAATTGAACCGACGTGTTCTTGATTCTGAATATACTCAACACCTTCAGAAAATCCCGCCCATTTAAGTGCATTGCGTGTCTCACCTCTTGCAGCAGTGTTAGTATTCTCTTTACGAATATAAGAATTTGTTGGATACTTACCTGTAGGATCTTCAGGTTTAGTATTTGGAGCTTGACCACTTAAATTTTTTAATTGCTCTTCTGTAAAATCGTTCATATTAAATACCTATATAATAATTCGCCAGCTCTGTATTTGTGAGTGGTGGTCTTTCTTTAGGAAAATAAGTTTGCAAATTCCGTTTGCCAAGTTTTTGGTGCACTAAATTAGCAACATTTAATGGTGTATTATTAACATTTGTTATCCAACCTACATCAGCTGCACTAAATACTTGAATTCCTGGTTTAGCTGCAGATATTTGTCTTATAAGTTCTATTAGAGTTTTTTCTTGACCAGGTGCTAGTTTCTTTGTTTTAGACTTTTCATCAATATTGACACCAATTAATATACTACGTTTATAGTGTTCGTTTGTAATTGTTGGTACGTTATTTTTAGATTCTATTTCTAGTGGTCTACCTCTATAAACAACATTATCATATCCTATATAAAAATGTTGATTTAAGCCAATACCATATTCTTCAGCGTATTTAGCATGATATCTATTGACTGTAGCTCCTTTGACAGGCATAAACATAACAATTACTTCTGTAACTTCTCTTTGCATATTTAAAACTTCAGCCTCAATTTCTTTTCCTTGAATAGGATTAAAGACTTGGCTGTTTTCATTAGTAGTAGATTCGTTCCACAAATTAATTAGATTGTCAGTTCTTTGGGTTCTAATATTTTGAGGACTAGTTGATTCAGTAACTTGTGTACTTGCTTTATTGTCAATTTGAGATAATTTATTGATTAATGTATCAATATCGCTATCTGAATATTTTTTTAGAATCTGTGCTGCTTCTTTGACCTTACCTTCAGAGTTTAGTCTCATAATTTCTTTAAAATCATTTGGTCTAATAGTCCTATTAGTTACATCTTTTAATAAATTTTCTGCGGGCTGTAAAGCTTCTTCGACAACATTTTCAATTAAACTATTAAAGCCTTTACTATTTGCTTTTTCAATTAAACTATTAACACCATTAGTTAAGTCAGCAACACTAGAATTTAATTGTGATTTAAGTGATTTAAAACTACCTGTTAGATTACCAACTATATTATCAAACACACTTTCATCAAAAGTTAGTATAGAAGTACTGTTATTTGAAACAGCATTTTCTTTTACTTTTGCAGATATTTGAGAATTGTTTAATGTAGTTACATCTTTTAATGTTGCTGCGATTGCTTCAGGCAATGGCAGTGTTATAACTTGATCTAAGAATCCATCTTGTGTTAAGCGAGAGTCACCTGTAATTGTAGATAGATCAGATCTATCGCTTCCTACATCTTTTAATAATTCTGAACTGTTAGCACTAACATCTAATTGTACTACATTCAATTGACTTGTAATTTGATCTGGAACTGATCCATTTACATTAGAAGAAACATCTGTAAGTGTATCAGTTAGTTGTTTAAAACCACCACTTATTTTACCTGATTCTTTGTATACTGCAGCCTGCTGAGCTAAAAAATCATCTTTAGCTTTTGCTAGTTTTGAATTTATAAAGTTAGAATTAAGTGAATTATTAAGTTTATTAATTTCACCCTTAATTAAATCTCTAATACTCATACTACACCTCCAGCTGGAGCAGCGGAAGCAGCCGCTAATCTTGTAATTCTCAATGATTCAGCATAAGCATCATATGCAAACTGGGCGTGGGCTTGTCTTTTAACAAGTTCAGTAGCAATACCTGCAGGTTGTTCATACACTTTTAAAAATAAATAGGTTGCATTATTTTTCTTCTGTTGTTCATACGGAACATCAACATTATACTCATGACTAATAGATTTATCACTTAAATCTGGCCAAACTCTATGAGCTCCGTTATTTTTCATATCGTATACTAAAAATTTAAGTTGTGTAAAAAAGTCTAAATAATTTTCATTTCTTTCCTTAGCAAACTCTCTTAACATTTGAAGTCTACCAACTTTTGGATTCCACTGTGCTATGCCTTCTTCTCCAGCTGATCCTCTTGGACCATCAGGTAATATATTAGATTCACCTATAAGATTGCCTACTACACCAGCTGCTGCTTCTGGACTTGCTATACCTGCATCTAATAAAAATTGCATTGCTATAATAGCACGTGTTTCTAAATTCGCTGTGCCATCACTGTATAATGTAACTAGATTAGGATCTAAAATTACACCGTCAATTGCATATTCTTCTGATAAAGAATAGTCTCTTCCAGATTGTATGATTTGTTGTTTTTGCGTAAATGATGGTAATTCAAACTGATTTAAACTACCTAGCACTAAAGGGTTTTGTGATAATTTTCCATCTAAAAATATACCAAATACAAAAGCATTATTGAGAAGCTGTGGTATTTTGCCAATTCCTGAAGTACCGCCTTCTGTTGTAGGCAAAAGACATTTTGCCCATGGAAGATCATCATCTAGTATATTTTCAGAATGCAGTCCTAGTATTCTGACTTTTACTCGACCTTTCCATTGGTCTTGAAAGTCAACTACTTTTCCTAAAAACCACCTTACATCATCTCCATAAAATTCCATTATGCACCTCTAGGTTGAATCGGCTCGGTAACTCTACCGGCTTTAATAACAACATTATGTGTTAGAGCTTTAACATTAAATACATGTTTTTTTGTCAACATAATATAGCTGCCTGATCTTTTATCATCTATGAAGCCATTTGTATCGATAAGAGATCCGTCTGATAATATATTAATGTTTATCTGATGGCCTACAGATCTATTTAATGACTTAACAGCAAACGCGTAGCCTGGGACTGAAATCTCAATACAATTATTAGCTAGATGCTGTAAGTAATTATTTCTAACGATTGCCTTTTTAACAGCTAATGTGCTTGATAATAAACCAGATGCATCATCATATGGCTTATTGCTTAAATATGATATTCTAGCAGAATTGTAATCATTAATCGATTTATTTTTTGTTCCTGTATTATTATATCTGTAAGTGTCTCTAAAATTATCATCTATAAACAAATGCTGTTCATCAGTATTTTTTATAACACCATCATTTACTAAATTCTTTAGTTCATCATACATTCTAATACTGTTTATATTTCCAACATTACCTGTACGAGTATCAACTGCTTCAAATGAAGATGTAATCCCCCCGCCCTTAGCTAAGTCTAATGTGTCATTAATTTCACCAGCTCTTAATTCATTAATAGTAAAAATTAAATTAATAAAGTTTGTATTAAATGTATTTGAATTAGACTGTGAATAAGTAAATGGTTGTAAGCCTTCATTAAATGGTTCTGTTTCTATGATGCTTTCTAAATCTCTCAAAATTAAATTATCTGATGTCAATGAAGAATAAAAGAAATATGGCATAGCATTATCGGTGTACGAAAAATTAAGTACGCTTTGAATAGCAGCATAAGGAGTCTGCCATGGTACAATATAGCGCATGTAACCGTTAAGCATTTCTGGTATTTTATATTTAGAACGATCTTCTATCTTCATAGTAGAATTATCTTCTAAAATTTTCTGCGCTATTTCAACAGTATTACCTGTATAACTTTTGTTAATTAACTCTAGTTCATTAAAGTACCCGTGTTGTTCAATTAGCTCTAAAATTAATAATGAACGTTGTTCATTGGTTTTTATTTGCCGACGT